GCATATACCTTCTCTGGTCCTGGTTTTACAGGTTCTGTGCAAGACCCTGTTCTCTATCTTTATAGAGGATTTACCTACCACTTTATTAACGGTACTGGTGTTTCTCACCCATTCCAAATCAGAGTGTCTAACGGTGGTACGGCATATACAGATGGTGTTAGTGGTTCTTCTACAGGAACTACTACATTTGTTGTTCCTATGGATGCTCCTTCTACACTGTATTATCAGTGTACGATTCACTCTTCGATGGGCAACACAATCAACATAGTCTAATTGCGTAATAGTTAAATGGCGACTGTTCCTGGCTCTGGTGCTATTCTCAAACCCGTTTTCAATCAATCTTTCGGCATTAGCGAGGTTGTGGTCGAAAATGGTGGGTCGGGATATACGTCTGCACAAGCGCCTATTCTAAGGATTGAAAACTGTGGGATTCCAACTGTGCCCGCAGTTCTTTGGCCTGTAATTAATGACATCTCTGGTAAGATTGTTCACGTTAGAGTTCTTGAGTCTGGAAGAGGATATGACCCTCTTCGTCTTGTAATTACACCTTTACAAGATAGTGCTAAGGTTGATACGAGTATAGATATCTCCAAAATCGCAGTTAGCAATTCATATTCACTAACAAGTTTTTCTTTCCAGAATCCTCCGATTCTGACAATCAAATCTAATAATCTTCCTGACCCTGCACCGATTGGAAGTTATCCTGGCATGCCACCTGTTTTGGTGCAGTCGTATCATCATAATGTCTATTATAGAGGTGGTAAAGAAGTTCCCGCAGTTGTATTTGAACAAATTTCTCAGGGACAGATTGGTATTCTCTCAAATGGAACACCGATTTCATCACCCATTCTTGATGGCGGTGGAAATTCTCCAGCACTGTTTGATTTGGATGCTGCTAGGTTTGATTTCCTCCACAAAGACCAATATAGTGGTCACGTAACACCAGAGGGTCTATACACCTATCATGATGCAAGATTCCTCCCAGCATGGAGGGAAGATGATAGTGTTTCTGAACTTGGACCATATTATCAGAACAGTGGGTTCCAAGGAGACCATCTAAGACACCCAGACGGTCACTCTAAGATTCTTGGTATTTCATACGATGGTTATCCCATCTATGGACCATATGGTTATGCAAACCCAACCCAACCAAATGGTGGTGATACTCTTGATAGTGGTCTGACATTAGATAATGATATCAACCAACTTTCTGGTCCTGGCAACCAAATCATTTGGAAGAGAATGCACTCTTCCTATAGACATAAGCAAGGTGTTGAGATTGATGGTAATCGTCCTCTGATTAGTGGGGATACTACACAAACTACAACATTCATTGTTACTGTTGGTGTTGATAATACTGAAGGTAAAGCAACTGGTGTATTCTACATTGATGGCGTTGAACAACCGTATATCAACCTTGAGCGTGGACGTACATACATCTTTGACCAGAATGACCCAACCAACGAAGACTATGGTCTGGAAGGCAGTCTGATTCGCCAACACCATGTCATGTTCTCTGCCACAGATGATGGCGACCATGAAGGTGGCGGACACTACAATAAGGGTGTTTCTTATTGGTTGGATGGTTCCATGGTGTCGATGCTTGAATATGTTGATGGGATGGCAGCTGCATCCGATAGATACGTTAAGTTTGAAGTGCCTGTAGACGCTCCCAGTAGATTGTACTACTGGTGTCACAACCATATCAATAAAGGTAACAGAATAAACGTTGACAACTACCCAATGGGTGCGTTTACTCAAGACTATATTTGGGACGAGACCATTGGTGACCTGGACCAACATAACGGTCGTTTCTGCATCACTCCAGACTTCCCCTCAGGAACATATGCATACTTCTTGACTATTGATGGGTCTGGCGCACCACAATATCCATATTGTATTGGTCAAACATATTTTGGTAACCCCACTCTATATGGAGACCCAATCCCAACTGTCAATGAGGATACTCCAGATGGTGCTAAGGCAGAAGCTATTTTGAATAGTCTCGGTGCTATCTCTTACGTTAAGATGGTTAGCAGCGGTGACGGATACTTCGGTCCTGCTGAAGTAAAGGTACTTGGTGGCGGTGGTACTGGAGCACAACTCGTACCAGTAACTCAAAGTGTCACTGGTTTGTCAATTTCCTCTGCTGGTAGAGAATATGCATCCTCACCAAAACTTATTTTCCAAGGTGGTGGTGGTGTTGGTGCCGAAGGTGTTGCTACTATTGACACAACTGGCATCTTAACAAATATTGTTATTGATAACCCTGGACAATTCTATCAGGAAGCACCATATATCTTGATTCAAGGCGGTGGCGGTAAAGGTGCTAAAGGTAGAGCAGTTATTGACCAAGGTGTTATTACACGTATTGATATTGAAGACCCTGGTTCTGGATATACAAATCCTCCAAATATTATCTTCACCAAACTGGTTAATGTAAAGAGGGTAACAAGAAACCGAGTTTCTTTCAACTCTTCTCAGTTCTTCCTTATGGGATTGGTTAGGTCTCTAACTGATACCGACCCAACTGTTATATTAAACTCTACAGCAGCACTTCCTGGTTCTGGTACTATTCTTGTTAACAGGGAGTTAATTCGTTATACCTCTAAGAGTGGTAATAGGCTTCTTGATTGTACCCGAGGTACTAACTTTAGATATGACCAGAGAGTTATTCTAGATACTATTAACAATACTCCCGATGGTATCTCTCAGTATCAGTTCAACGTTGGCGATAGAATTGTCAGAAGAATTGAAAACGCTAACAACAAAGTTGCAAAAGTATATGACTGGAATCCAAACACTAGAGAATTGTTCCTGGTCTTTGAAGTTGACGAACTTGCATTCATTGATGCTGGTAGGTCAGAAGTTGAAGAAAATATTGTTTCGTTTGATGCGGGTCTGCCCTCTTCGGCAAACCAGTCGTATCCACCTCACGTCCTGATTTACCTTGCAGGTGACTCTGGCGTATCTATTCCTGTTCTGACAGAACCAATCGGTGTTCTAGAGAACGTTCGATTAGAAGATGATGATGAAAATGATGGTGAGGGAGATGGTATTCCTGACCTCGTAAATACAGGTACAGATTTCGAGAACCAGATTTCTCTGGATGGTGGTCTGTACAACTCACTTTATGGTTTGGAGGAAACTCAAGGTGGACAAAACACGACTCTACTTGCAGTTGGTGACCAAATTAAGGACGCTTCTATCCCCTTCCGATATGCAGGTATTGCTGCAGCAGGCGGTTTGTACAGTGGTACTGAGCACGTTGCCAGACTTAAAATCCAACTTGACCTTAATAATAGTAATCAGCAAAATTATCAAGTCGGAGAACTCGTTGAAGGAGACCAATCGCTCGTTCGTGCAACTGTAGAAGAATGGGATGCTGATAATCACATTCTTACAGTTATTAACCCAATTCCATATGATACTGGTAACGCACTAATCGGTGATGGTGGTATTTTCTATACGTTCTCACACAATTCCACGATTGTTGAAGTACGTGTTGTAAGTCCTGGTCTTGACTATACAGCAGCTCCGTCAGTCGTGATTGAGAATGCTGGAGATATTCAAGCAACTGCAACTGCAACAATGACTGCATCTGGAGACCAAGTTTCTAGTATTACTGTTACTGCTGGTGGTTATGGTTATGAGAAAGAGTTGACTGGTTCTACTTTACACCCAACAGTAACATTCACCAACGACCCAGGAGACACAACTGGCTCTGGCGCTGTCGGTGAAGTTGTCCTTGGTGGGGAGCGTTTGGTTGGTACTGCTGCTTCCTGGAGAATCAAGTCCATCGAATATGATGTTTTGGTACGTGACGACAACTAAGATAAATAAACTAGAGGAAAAAATACCCGTCAAATAATGTCAGCACTTCTTACGGACCAATTTAGAATTTTTTCTGCGAAAAAATTCATTAAATCTTTGGAAGGTCCCGACCCAAACCAAAGTGATACAGCGGCAGGTTCCACCAGAGACAGATTGTATCTGTTTATTGGTAGACCTCAAGCGTGGGATAATGAAAACTCGCCTCCGCAAGCAGTGGACTCGTTCTTCGAGTTTTCTGACTCGTATGACGACATGATTTCCATGAAGCGTGTCCTTTCCTCTGATACGGTTCAGGTTGTTCGTCGTATTGACTGGACTCCCCCCGAGAAGACTACTGGTGGATTGGGTTTTACTTATGACATGTATCGTCATGACTATTCTCCTACTAACACTGCATCTTCTGGTGCGACCAAACTTTATGATTCGGATTTCTATGTTGTAAACTCGAACTATCAAGTTTATAAGTGTATTTACAACGGGACTTCTCCTTCTGACCCCAATGGAAAACCCTCGACTATCGAACCAACTGGTACTTCTACTTCTATCATCTCTACTGCTGATGGTTATCGTTGGAAGTATCTCTACACCATCCCAGTGGCACAGGTTCTAAAGTTTTTCTCCAGTGACTATATGCCTGTGTTTCAAGACCTTTCGGTTAAAACAAACGCAGTTCCTGGTGAGATTGATACTGTTGTAATTACTTCCTCTGGTTCTGGTTATAACAACGGTACATATGACAACGTTACTATTAATGGTGACGGTGTTGGTGGACGTGTTTCTATTGTTATTGACGGTGGTAAAGTTATCTCCGCAACTGTGACCTCTGGTGGTACTGGATACACCTTTGGTAAGATTACAGTTGATAACATCTCTGGTGTTGGTACTGGAACAGGTGCCGTCATCGATGTTGTTATTCCTCCCCCAGGTGGCCACGGAGCAGACCCCCTGATTGAACTTGGTGCATATCGTGTCATGGTAAACGCTAAACTCTCTTATGCTGAGGGTGCTGGCGATTTTCCCATCGATAACGATTATCGTCGTGTTGGACTTGTAGTTAACCCGTTGCGCTTTGGTACTGTAGAACTTCTTGATGATTTGACCGTATCTGCTACTAAAGCAACAATCTTCTCACCCACATTCCAAGGCAATTTTATTGCAGACGAAACTCTCCAGCAAACTCGTATTGTTGGTGGTCAATCTGTCACATCCAGAGGCAGAGTTGTTTCTTGGAACTCCACTACAAAAGTTCTCAAGTATTATCAGAACCGTGTTGACGGAATTTTCCCTGAAGTAACTGGTTCTCTGAACGAGTTTGATGGTTCCAACTCCATCACTGGTCTTGGTTCAGGTGCTTCTGGTGAACCCGACGTTAACTTCCCAGCTATCCCAAATACAGCATCTCGTGTTATTAACAACACTGAGTATGACTTGGGTATGCGTTTTACCTCTGGTTATGCAAAACCTGAAGTTGAGAGAAATAGTGGTAACGTAATTTACATAGATAATAGACGGACCATTAGTCGTGCAAACGACCAAATCGAAGATATTAAAATCGTAATCGAGTTCTAAAGAAATGCCGCAGAATACCAACCTTAACGTCACGCCGTATTACGACGATTTTGACAAGAATAAGAACTTCTACAAAGTTCTGTTCCGTCCTGGTTTCCCTATTCAGGCAAGGGAACTCACGACGATGCAGAGCATCATGCAGAATCAGGTGGAGTCGATTGGTCAGCACCTGTTCAAAGAGGGTGCAATGGTCATCCCTGGACAGGTCGGTTATGACTTGTCGGTTAGTGCTATCCTGATTCAAGAAAGTTTCTTGGGTGCGTCAGTTGAGCAGTATAGGTCCCAACTGTCAGGGAAAATTATTACTGGTCTCAATACTGGTATCAAAGCAAAAGTTCTGTACACCCTTTCTGCGGCAGATTCTGAAAAGGGGTACATTACTCTTTACGTTAAGTATATTGAGTCTGACGACGAGACGGCAACCAAGAATACGTTCGATAATAATGAACAGTTGGTTGCAAGTAATGATATTACTTTTGGAACAACCCTGATTGAGGTTGGTTCTCCTTTTGCACAGATTCTTCCTGCGAATGGTACTGCGGTTGGTTCTGCTGCATATGTAAACCAAGGTGTTTACTTTATTAGAGGTTACTTTGTTGACGTTCCCTCTCAGTATATTCTTCTTGACCAGTATGGAAACAACCCCTCATATAGGGTTGGTCTATCCATCTCCGAATCGATTATCACTTCAGAAGACGATGTATCCCTGAATGATAACGCTGCTGGTACTTCAAACTATTCGGCTCCTGGTGCTCACCGATTCAAAATTAGCACCACTCTTATCAAGAAAGCACTTGATGATGACTCTGATAAGAACTTTGTAGAACTTCTTCGTATCTCTAACTCTAAAGTTCAGAAGATTGTTGAACGTACTTCATACTCTGAACTTGAAAAGACGCTTGCTGCCAGAACATACGATGAGTCTGGTGATTATACTGTCTCTGATTTCCAAATCAGAATGCGTGAATCTGTAAACGATGGATTCAATGGTGGTGTTTATAGTCTTGGGCAAGTAACTGCACAAGGTAATGCTGCAGGCGATTCGTTGTATGCTGTGGAGTTTGGTCCTGGCAAAGCATATGTACGTGGTTATCAGATGGAAACTCTGCAACCAACATATATTGACCTGGAGAAACCCAGAGATACCAAAGCAGTTCAAAACACAATTATTCCATTTGACCTGGGTAACGTTGTTTTCAACCAGAATGTATATGGTTTCCCCAACTTTAGTGGTTCTTCAGTAACTAATTCATATCAAACTGTTGAATTGTATGATACTGCTACTGTAACTCCTGGTGATGTTACTGGCAATGTTATTGGATACGCTAGAATTGCTGCGTCTGAATATGCTTCTGACCCAGATGCAACTTTTAGCAACACTGATGACGAATATCAGTCGAACTTGTTTGATATCAACATGTTCACTGTTGTTGAACTTTCTTCCGCTCAAACTATTGGACAAGGTTCTTTGGTTGTGGGTGCCACTTCTGGTGCGAGAGGTTTCATTGTAGATGGCATTAGTGCTTCTACTCAAATGAGACTCTACCAAATTACTGGTAACTTTGCTAAGAATGAAGTCATTCATGTTGATGGTAGAGAGAAAGGTTCTATTGCCCATCTGTACAAATACGAGTTTACTGATGCTCGTCAGATGGTTGCTAGAGATGAAACGACTAATAACATTGAATTTACATCTGACCTTGTACTGAATGATATTGTACAACTTCGTGGTGATGCTTTCCAGCTCGGTGCCTCTGGTACAACACTCACAGGTTTTAACTCCAACTTTGGTGCGGACCTCCGTCCTGGCGACTACATCTACTTCAATGCTTCTAACTACGTCATCGTTGATAGAGTAAACCCCGCTTCGCTGGGAACTACAAACTACACTAATATTATCAATACCACAACACAGGTTGCTACTTGTATTGCTGCTAATGCTCCTGCCGATGGCACATATTCTCCCGTACTGAGATTCCGTCCTAGTCTTCAGGGTAGAGAGAATGCAGACCTGTTCTCTCCCATGCCTCGGGAATCTATCAAGTCCATCTCCGACGAATCGATGACAGTACGGAGAACATTTGATAATATCTCCATTTCATCCAACGCATTTACTGTTACTCTTCCAGAAAACGAACAGTTCTCCTCTATTTCTAGAGAAAACTATAGTCTTGTCGTAACTGGCGGTTCTGGCGTTGGTGATGTCATTGAGGTACAAGACGGTACTCCTGGTGTTGCTGGTTATGCAACTTTCACATCTAGTGACAGAACTACACTTCAAGTTACTGGTCTTACCGCAGTTACTTCTGTTAAGTTGACTGCTACAATCTCCAAGAACGTAACTACTAAGAAGATTAAATCGAACAACAGCATG